TATGCATACCAAGCTCGCAAGGGTCGAGTATGACGACAAAGCAACGTGCCCACTTTGGGATGAGTTCATGCTTACTGTCATGGGAGGGAAAGAACATCTAGTTGATTACCTCCATGCCTACATGGGATACTCAATGACAGGAGTAGTTACCGAACAGACCCTCGCTTTCCTTCATGGGACAGGCAGCAACGGCAAAAGCACCTTCCTCTCAACCCTACAACGACTCATGGGAGACTATGCAAGACAGGCTGCACCTGAACTGTTGCTCTCCAAGTCACTGGGGAGTGAGCATCCAACTTCGATTGCAGACCTTCAAGGTTCAAGGTTCGTAACCACATCAGAGATCGATCGAGGGAGGCATTTTGCGGAAGCTCTTATTAAGCAACTCACCGGAGGGGACACGGTTAAGGCCCGTTTCATGCGGCAGGACTTCTTCGAATTTGAACCGACCCACAAGCTTTGGATCGCGGCAAATCATCGGCCAATTATCAAGGGAAATGACTGGGCGATATGGCGGAGAATCCGTCTCATCCCCTTCGAGGTTGTTATCCCCGATGAGAAACAGGATAAGAATCTCCCTTACAAACTCATCAATGAACTCCCCGGTATTCTAAACCGAGTGCTGGCCGGTTGTCTAGCTTGGCAGGCAGGGGGCCTCTCTGCTCCCGATGAGGTCATGGTCGCCACAGAGGAGTACAAGGATGAGATGGATCTCCTTAAAGAATTCCTCGATGACTGGTGCGTCAAGCGGGAGAAAGTTCGAGTCGAAGTCTCGGTTCTCTACGAACGCTATTTAGACTGGTGCGACATGACTGGAGATAGAAAGCCGATTAACAAGAAGTACTTAGGTCGGTTGCTCAAGGAGAGAGGATTCAAGCAGTGCAAGAAAAGTGGTCATCGAGCCTGGGAGGGATTGGCTCTCAAACCGCATAATCCCGCAGCCAACCAAAGATCTAACACAGCAGCGAGGTGGAACTGATGGGCAAGCCCAAAGGACTTTCAGGGGAGAAGCTTTGGCGGTTTGCGACTGGGTGTTGTAATTATCCTTCGACTGCTTGCGTTCACCATGTCATTCATATGGGGCTTCACTTCCAGAGTGATCTGGCTTTCGTGGAGTTCTCCCCTAAGGCAGTTAAGCAACTTCTTTTCACAATGGGGCAAATCCGAGGCAACCTCAGGACTGGTGGTTATGTTACGCTAAGGGGTGAGCCGAATAAAAAGATCGCGGATTGGATCGAGGGCACTCCTGTTTTCAAGAAGTGGATCATGTCTCCACAAGCCTTCGTTGCTCCCGAAGTTTGGCCTGGTGACATAGAGAAGATGTTCCAACTCTATGGGGATGTTCCTTCACCCTATGAAGTCGCAGGTTTAAGGGCATCTGTACACACCGTCAGAGGGAAGTGGCATACCCATGCCGTCTCAGTTTTGATAGCGTATGCTTGTGGGATGTCCATTGAGATTATGGAAGAGGGGATGCAGACCGATCGAAAGTATATCTTCGCGGCTATGGTGACTGGGGTTGAGGCGCTTTGTTCAATTCCCCAGTTCAAGCTATGGTGCCACAACCTAGATCTTTCGCTGGTTCCCCTTCCTCCATTGGTGGGGTTTACCCTGAATGAACGTCTTGAAATCTTTGAAGCGTTGCAGGCGCATCCGTTTAATGTGAAAACCCCTGCATGTCGGGCTCTCCTAGACGCACCCTTTTTTAAGTCTTATGCTAAACTGAAACTGCTCCCGTCTCGACCAAAATTGCGTCCTCCTATGGGGACACCTATCGTTGGTCCCCCTAGATTAAGGAAAAAAGATGTCCAAACGCCGAATATCCCCAGCCCGCAGGTCTCCTCCAGCAAGTGATGGGGCGGATTATTCAGCGTGGCTAGCCCAAGTCCCGTTAGATAAGCGCGAAGTAATCTCTAAATTCTTACGGACAAACCCGGTTAAAGACTATGAAGATGTTCTAACCTTTAGCCAGTTCCTGCTCGCGGAATTGGTAGAGGGAAACATTACCCCAGTCATCGCAAGGGAAGCTAGGAACTACTTAGAGCTAATCTTTACGATCATCGCGACGAAGAACTCTGCTATGGGAACTCCCGGTAACGCCTACATGGATATTATTGGGGCTCTAATCGCTGTTAAGCAGGAGGCTCCCCAGCTTACGGCAAGCTATACAACGGATGTAGAGATTATTGATGTCGAGCCTGAGAAGATTGAGGAGACTGGATGAGCAAGTCAGACGCACAAAAGGCGACTGAAGCTCTCAAGTCCTTAGCAGATCCTTCACTTAGCCTTCGTGCGTATGCGCATATTCATGACCAAGCAACAGGGCAGGCTGTTCCCTACGATCCCTTTAAAATCACCTCGCAACTTCAGGCGACCCTCCTTACCTATTTCTCAAACCCTCCGAAGACAGAATATGGGCAGAATAAATGGCTCACCCTTTTAGGGTATCGTCAGGGTGGTAAGTCGTTGACTGCTGAGCTATGTGGGTACGTGAAAGCGGCTTACACGCCTGGTTGGGACCATGTATGTATTGCAGATAACAAGAAGCGTGCGGAATATCTGCATTCAAGGGTTCACTTTTGCCATGGGCTTTGGCCAGAAACTATTCGCTCTCCTACGATTCCTAATCGTGAGGCACGTCAGCTTACGTTTAATTCCAAAGCGGGTGGAAAGATGCGTGTCCTTAGCGGCGAGTCAGGAGCCGTTGGTATCGGTCAATCCCCTGATTCATTTCATGCTTCTGAAGTGCCTTACTTTGCGGACGCAGCGGGACAGTTCACCTTAATCTATCCCTCAATGGTCAACCGGGACCATTCCCTAATGGTTCTCGAATCAACTCCTGCACCAATGGATGCCCCTTCTGCGGAGTGGTGGCACGACCAATGTCGGGATGCAAAGCTAGGAATAGCTCGTCACATCTACGCTTTCTTCCCCTTCTGGGATGGGCTACTCAATCAGCGTCCTTGGCCTAAAGGTGCTGTAATGGATGTAGAAGAGCTACGGTTCTTAGAGCGTTTTGGCTCACTGGGGCTGAAGAAGGAGCACTTAGCCTTTCGTCGTTTGATGCTAGATATTGACCCGGAGATCCGTCGTAATCCGGATTTGTTTCAGGTCTATTACCCGTTTGATGATCTCTCTTGCTGGTTGGCTTCTAGCATTTCTGTTATCCATCCGAGCCTGCTCAAACGGCATCGGGAAGCTAACCTAACCGCGTGGGTTCCTCCGTATATGGAGTATGAGCAGCCACAAGAAGGGGCTATCTATGTCATCGGAGTGGACCCTGCTGGCTATGCTGCTCGCGACCATGCTGCTTTTCAAGTGCTCAAAGTATACGATGGGGAGTGGACTCAGGTCGCTTGCTATGCAGATCACACGACTCCTATCCCGTTTACGAGGAAAATAATGGAGGTCCATCATAAGTACAACAACGCGATTGTAGCCGTTGAATCCAATGGGGTGGGCGCAGCCGTGATTGCGCTACTCGAAGAAATGGAATGTAAGAAGCTTTATTATGAGAAAGCTTACCGTCCTGGTATCACAGCAACATCTAAGTCGGTAGATCAAATGCTCTCCTACCTCCAAGATGCACTTCGAGATGATTTATTTTTTAATGATCAAGATACGGTTTCCCAATTAACTAGCTATAAGCATGATAAGCGGGTCGAACGGGCAGCCTCTGCGGAGATATTATTGGGGGATGGGGCAGGGAAAAGAAGGCGCGAGAGGCATCACTGGGATAAAATCTCTGCGTTACAGATGGCTATCGTAGCTGCACGTCGTTGCCCGCGTCGTTTAAAAGATTCATCTGCTCCGGATGGGTTGGAGAATGTTGTACTTTTTAAGGATATGTCATACGATCGTATCCAAGCATATCGGAAAGAAGAAATAAAACGTGAGTCAAATTCACGCCGCAAATTTAGTTACCGCAGTATCCGTCGTAGGAGGAAATAATGCCCGCAGATTTAGGCCCAGGCCCATACACATTACCCGAACTTACTGATTACTTTCGTAAAGGGCTAGACGCTCTTGAGCAGATGGCTGCTGGTCCTCCCGGTGGGGAAGTTTTAGCAGAAGAAACGCTTGTTGAGGAGACCCCAGGAGGGGATATGCTTGAAGAAAGTGCAGCTATCGAAGAGCCCATGCCGGGTGATGACGACATAGCGGCTCTTCTTGACGCTGAGCTAGGTGCTGGTCCTCCGGGTCCGGGTCTTCCTGGCGAAGAGGAAGAAGAAGAGTTCGATCTTGAAGCACTTACTGCGAAAGCAGCTAAGAACGCACTCGCTTAGGGGGTAGTCATGCCAGAAAGAATGAAGGCGCTTCGAGAGAAGGCGGCTAAGAATGCGATAGATAAAGATAAGGAAGATTGGATCGGTAAAGCTACCGATAAGATGAAGAAGAAGGGGACTGTGGGCGCTTTCTCTAAAGCTGCAAAAGAGCGTGGGGAGACAACAAAAGAGTACGCAGATCAAGCGTTAGCTAAGGGCTCAACCGCCTCTAAGAAAACAAAAGAGAGGGCTAGATTTGCGAGGAATGTGTCTAAAGCGAGCGCATAATGGCAGAGTCACAAGAGCTTGTTCTTAAAAGAATGCGGGAACAAGCCGCAAGAAATGCTCTTGAGGCTGATAAGCTTGCAGCCGGTAACGAGTTTGAGAATACAGACTTCCTATCTCGGATGACCTCGGGAGCAAGCGGGGAGCCCTCTCCCATACAGGAACCTACTATCGAAGAGATGATCAGGGATAAGCCCACCCTCGAAGAGTCCCCCTCTGCTCGTTCTCTAACCCCATCAAAGATGCTTAGCCCAGAACAGACACATGAGGCCAAAAAAGACTTCTTGAAGTTTGCGGCTGAAGACGTAGCGGTGAACGCAGCATTAGGTGGAGCAGGGAAAGTCGCACAAGCTGCTCTACCCTTTATCCCTTGGAAGCCCAATATAGTTCGTAGGCTAGTGCAGGAGATACAGGAAAGGGCTGGTTACCGTCCCCGAAGTCCGCGTCATGTCGCGGAAGGTTTGGGGCGCGAGCTTAGATCTCATGTAAGACATGGATTACGTGATGCACAACAGAAGCATCGGTTCGTAGATCCTCCTGGCTATGACCCGGATTTCCCTCATAATTATGCAGAACTAAAAGAGAATTATTTGCGGCTAAGTCGTGAAAGGGAGGCGCTGCCCATCCCGGAAGCTCCAACTCTTGAAGAGATGCTGGACCCGAAGTTTGTGCCTGATGAATGGGCAGGTGAAGAGGCATACAACAAAGCGCGGGTAGCGTTACAGGAAGTAACCAATCGTGTCGAAGCCTACCAAGCAAAAACTGGGATAAAGGCTTTAGAAGGGGAAAGATGGAATAGGGCGGGCCCCGCATCCATCTGGAGCGGCAGAGGGGGAAACATATACATGCGCAATTATGTGGATCGACCTTTTGCCCGTCCAGTTATCAAGCCGTTAGACGAAGATATTGTTGCTGCTGGGAGACTAAATCACCCGGGCGGAACATTGACTGCTAGAGATCGTGTTGAGTTGACTAGTCGTTTGGAACGGAAACCCGGTTGGAGGCAAGACCCTAAAGACGGGAGTTGGTCTTACGATGAGAGCCCGTGGGAGAGGGCAGACGATTCCAGTGTTACAGGTTTTTGGGATCGTCCAGGTTTTCATGCGGAGCAACAGCAGAAGAGTCAGCGCCAATTCGCTGCGAGCAAGAAGTCCACATTGGCAAATAGGGGGACTAGATTGGAGATAGAGAAACGTAATCACAAAATCCATCAACGAAGCCCCGCTCCCTGGGAAAATAGAAATGTTATAAGTCTTAAAGAGTGGAATCGGACAGCCGCTGAACAGGGTAGGAGTATGATGTGGCGTTGGGATGAGAGCATCCCAGTGACCCCGGAGACCTGGTTGGGCCTAACCAAGGAGGGACGAGAAAGTCTCATAAACCGTCTCTTCCCTGCAAGTGGTACTCACTCTCAGAGAGAAATGAGGAAAAGCCTCGATGTGTACCCCGAAGAGATCGACCCAGGTTCGTGGATGCCAGTGAGGGATAGGACAGGAGTTATGTCGGGAGAGTTAGCAGATCGAGATAGGAGGCATGCATCTCTTGGGGGGCTTGAGCAAGCTCGCGATCCCATACCACCCGAGAGGAAACGGTTAGGCAGGTGGGAAGGCAGTCATGCTAGAGATACTTATACTCTTAGTGATCTAGATCGAGCAGAGTTGGCCCTGTTTAATGAAAAGAATATCAAAACTACCACGGAAACTATGCTGGGTAATTTTGAAAAAGCCTTTGTAGCCCTTGGATATGATCCAAGCAAAGAGCTAAGTGGGAAACAGCTAGAAGAACTAACAAAAAAGCTGAACGAGCTAAGTAGGAGTAAGAAATAATGGGACTAACAGGCCAGCAGATTCGTGGGATCATCGATACCCACCAAGCTAAAATGCGTCGTGAACGCAATCAATGGGATAAGTATCGGTCTTGGTATGTAGGTGAGTTCTGGGGGAATATGGAAGAAGACCTCCCCCAAGGGGCGAGTACCTTTACCGAAACGAACGAGGACGTAACCTTAGAAACAAACTATCCTTATGCTTACATCGATACGATGATCGCGAATGTCTGCCCTACGAACCCGCAGATCACTGTGAATGCGCGTCGAGACAAGCTTCGAGAAGCTGCTTATTACCGGGAAGCTTTAGTCAATGATGCCTTCAATCGGCTGAAGATGCACACTATCCTCTGGAATATGTCTTCTCATACTGCAATTTGCGGTCGTGCTTTCTTGAAAGCAGTTTGGAACTTCAAGCGTCAATCTCCCGACTTCTTCTCAGTTGACCCTCGTTTCATTTTCTTCGATATGTCCGCTCATCGATGGGAAGATATTCGCTATCTTGTCGAGGTTACGGTTTTAACTAAGACCGAATTCGAAGAGAGGAAGAAACGTAGGGGCAAAAAAGATGGACGCTACAATTCAAAGGTTGCCGATAAGGCTTCGTTTGGTGGGTATCCTAGTTGGTTACGTGACTATACTACTCGGCAGTCTTTGTTTAATGATGCTTCTAAAGAGGTTTATGAATGGGTAACTGTTTATGAATTCTATGATTTTGAAGGAGCAGGTAAGTATTACCACTTCCTAGATGATTCGGATGAGCCCTTATTCGAAGGCGAGCTTCCTTATCGGTGGGTTCGTAATCCTTTTATTTGTCTAACTTTCAACGATAATATGTTGGACTTGGGTGGCCTTAGCGACGTGAAATTGATTGCTTCCGTTCAAGAGAGGCTCAACGAGCTAGATACGCTTGAACTCTGGCATGCCCAGTCAAGTATTCCAGTGATGATGGTTAATACAGGGCTTGTTGATAATCCTGAAATGATACTGAATGCCTTACGTAACGCAACCGAACCAGGCTCTCTGATTGAAATAGCGGGCACAGCCAATGCTCCCTTGAGAGATTTGATCCACACCACACCCTCTCCTCAACTCCAACCAGGCTTTGATAAGATGCGGGAGCGTGCGGTACAGATTATTGAGTTTGTTCTAGGCATACCCCAGTATAGCCGGGGGGTGGTCGGGGTTACAGATGTAGCAACCGAGGTAGCTTTAGCTGACACAGCAACGCGAACTCGGAATGGGCGACGTATTCGGAAGCTAGAAGACATCATTCAGTGGGCTTCTGAAGCAGTCATCTCTCTTTATGACGAGTTTCTACCTGCTGATAGCCAACTTCCAATCCGGCTGACAGATAGTTCAAAAGTAATTGAAGCTAACCGTGAAGCCCTTAAGCTACGAAATCTCAACGATGCTGTCGAGCAGGGTCCGCTTGAGTA